AGAAAAGATTACGAAATTCCTAAAAGAAAATAAGATATCTGAGGCCGATGCAATTGAAAGATTGCGTCTACAGGATTCCGATCCTGCCAAGGATTTCTATTCAACGCTCGTCTCAGCGTCTAAGCAGTTAATGGATGGTGTTAAGGATAAAACCTTAGACCTTGACGACCCTTATCAGAAAGGCTTGTTCCAATTACTGCAAGCAGGCGATAAGATCAATAAGAGTTTGAAACTAGCCAAGATGGAGGCGTACCCAGAACAAGATGTAGTCGAGGACAATGTCTCATTTATGGATCGGGTCTCAGGTAAAAAATGAAGAAGAGCAAGTTTGATTACGATGAGTGGTGGGCCAAGTATGGTTTGCCTACTAATGCTACCCCCAAGGAGAAGGATTTATGGTGGGGTAAGGAATTGGAATACTGGAACACAGGTCGTTTTGGATTGACAGGCGCACACTACTTTGCATTAACTCAAGCGTGGGTAAAGGATGCCAGAGGATTTAAAAAGAGACCAATCTGGCGTGATATCGATGAGTTGATTTACGAGGGGTACGAGGAAGCTAAGAGAACCAATAATGATCTATTTATCACCAAGAGGCGAGAAGTTGGTCTATCTCTCGTATTCGGTGGAATCATCCCCGTTTGGATTGCATTAACTAAGCCAGGATCTACAACTCTCATAACCAGTGCAGATAAGCAGAGACTCGAAGAATTATTTAAGAATAAGACTCGTGTAGTTTTTGATAATCTAGACGATTACATTCGCCCCGGTGTTATCTCAACACGTCAGCAGGGTTACCTTCACTTAGGGCAGAAGAATCAAACTACTGGTTCTATCTCAGGATTGGACAGTCAGATTGTAACTAAGGAAACAGTCGACACACCAACAGCCTTTGAAGCGTATCGTGCAGCTCACTGTTTTCTAGATGAGGCCCTACTACACCCAAAAGCGGATCAGGTTTACAAATCAGCACAGGCGAGTGTTAAATCGGGTTTCATAAAGATTGCTCCTATCATCATTGGAGGAAGTGCAGGTGAGGCCACTAGCGTGGGTCAGAAATTGGCTATGAACCTGTGGAAGAATGCAGAGAACTTGAACATTCTAACCTTGTTTCTACCCGGCAATAAGGGGATTATGGAAGCACCCGAGTTGGATGAGAACGGAAAGGAGACAGGAAAAATATTAAACTTCTGCCCCAATGGTTGGAGTGATGAGGAAGGTGCCAAGGCGTGGATCATGAAGACGAGAGAGAAATTGGATAAGATCGAGGACAAGTCCTTCTTAAACTCATTTATAAAACAGTACCCCCTTGACATACAAGAGGTCTTCTCCTTTAGTGCAGAGGGAAACTTGCCCAAGCACATTATCGATAAGCTGAATACCCAAGAAAGAATTATCTTAAGTTCTAAGCCAGCCATCGATACTTCTATTTTATATCGTGATGTAAATGGAATCATTCAAAAGAGGCCAGATAATACCAGCAAGATGAAGTTCTTGCACAGCCCCGAGCCCGGCCATACTTACATCGCAGGGATTGACCCCATCCCATTCATCAGTAAGAATATGGGCGATGGTTCTAAGCAGGGAATTGTAATTAAGGATATCGATTTAAATCGGTATGTAGCCCACTATGCAGAAAGGGACTCAGATCCTGATCAGATTGTCAATAATATGATCATGCTCCAGGAGTACTACAATAATGCTGTGGCGATGATCGAGATAAACAGGGGTGGTGTTGTACTAGAGAAGTACAAGCAATTGGATAAATTAGGTCTACTGGCTAAGAAGCCCATATATCTAGGTAAGAACTTCTCAAAGAGCGATGGCTCCTATGGTTACTATAAGAATGACCACAGCTCTGAGAGAGGTAATACGTACTTGATCGAGTACTTGAATAAGCACTCAGAGGAGATATGGTTCCTAGAATTCATTGAGGAAGCCAAGAATTACTTGGTAGAGAATACGGATTTGATCGATGCCGTTGTGGCTTGCGAACTGCTCCATAGAAATATGGTGGAGCGTTATAAACTACAGGAAAAGAAGTATACTCCAACAGAAAAGGAGATTCCTATGCTAGAGTACGTTAACGGTAGATACCAGAGGGTATGGAAGAAGGTGAAGATTTAATCTCCTTCTCAACTTTTAAATACACCAATAGGCGATAGACAAGATCCATCGTCTCCTCATCCACAATACCTCTTTCATCCAGAGTGTAAGGTACCTTATACATCTTGCGAGGCTTGATGTGTACAGCTATGTACTCAGCGTGTAGGAATAAGGATACCTTATGATTTAAGGAGGGCACAATCACATTACACGATCTCTCGTAAGTCATGAGCTTGCACATAAAGATTGGCCTCTCCATTAATAAATCTCGTACAGCGTATAAGATAAATCTTAAATTTACCTTAACCTCTGGGTACAGACGATTTAAAATAATCTCATCTGTGGCGGCTGTATTGTCTCGATTAATTTCTGACATTCGCTTATGAAAAATTGGTAGTTTAAATCCTTCTTTTTGATTGGAGTAACCTGATTGAATGGGATGGTTTGATATCCGTCTAGAAGATTGTGTACTCTACCATCCTTATTTATCTTTAAGGAGGTCCCCCCCTTATTTACTGGGATGAAACGATAAATCTTACCGTAGTTCTCCCTATTTTCTTGATTATCTTTAAGTGAGACATACTCAGCGTGCCATCCACGACTCGCCTTATACCGGCCACAGAAATCTAATATATTTTTATGCTTCTTAAGAGTGTCCTCAATCGGAGTCCCATCCACAAAGTAATTACGAACTGCAAGGGGAACAACCATAAAAGAGTTGTCCTTGTGCCAATCCTTCTTAGTTTCAAAACACCCCTTTTCCTTGACCTTCTTGCCCACAGCAATGTAATTATTTACATCCCTGATAATCATCTTATTATAATTGGCATACTCCAGCGTGAGCTTTGTCTTCTGCTCCCACTCCTTACAAATCCTCATAATCTCCTCTTTCTTATTCTTGTGGTGTTTAATCGTAACACCATCCGTATTTACCTGTATCACCTCGCATCCATTCATATACAATGATTCTAGCAACATGGAGATTAATAATTGACCATTCACGGTGACTGCGTAGAATACAGTAGGATCGTAGAAACAAGAAACATCTGAGCCCGTCTTACCAAATAGACCGTTGAGTGATAACTTAAGTGCATCCGAGGTGAGTGTATCACCAGCCTTCTGAGCTATTACCCTTTGATCAAAGATATCAGAGTACACTTGCACAAAGGTATCTTGATCCATCTGGCGAGGATGCAGACGATTCTGAATAAATAGATTGGGATAGTACGACTTTACATCGATGTCCAAGATATCATATTCATCTGAAGAATTATATACACCAGGAGAAACGCAACCATGAATCCCACCAACCCCGTAATCCAAGCGAACACCACCGTAGTGTGCCGTAAAAGAGAATGACTTCTTCTGCTGAGCAGTCTTCTTAACATCGATATTATTTTCTTTAAATTTGTCATATAATTCATTGGTGCTTTTCTTTGTATTAATTGATTCGATAAAATTGGCAAGATAAGAAGCTGAGGAATGGGTCTCAGACATTAGTCGTAAAATATTGTTCAACTCCTTAGTCTTAAAGGAGACATAGGGAAAGATAATATCCTTAATAGGAACATCAGTTCTCCTACCTCTAATCTGTTTTAATTCTTGAACAGGTGTATCCATAGCATCAGATAAGTATTTTAAAAAGATAGACTCCCCAATAACCACATCACTCTTATTGATAACATCCAATTTATACTTCTTCTTGATCTCTTTTCTCAACTTAATCTTATCAGCACACATCTCATAAAACTTGGCCGTAAACAAGACATCATTCAAGTTATACTCTAATACTTGTTGCAACAAATGTTCATCTATCAGGGTAGTATGAGACAGGGGCATATCCATTACATTGTCCCAACTGCATGACACCTCAAGTGCTTTTAAGCTAGTGCTACGTGCCTTATTGTCATAGTGGTTGAGTAGGTAGAGATCTAGCTGTTTTATCCAAACCTTGGTGTACTCCTTCTTCTCCTCTGTGATAATAGATTGGGCGTATGCATAAATCTGCTCAGCTGTAGGTTGTAACAAATTGTATATGAAATTTGTTACAGGCCAATCGAAATGCAAATTATTAAAACCCACCATCCCGCATTTCTTAATTGAATCGAGGTACGCCTTAAATTGTACGCTATCGTCCCGAAAGCAGGAGATAACAAAGACATTAATCTCCTTACTTTTTGGATCGTAGTCCGTGTATGTAAAGCAATTGGCGAACGTTTCTATATCGTATACCTTAATCATATGACTGCGTAACCGTTTATAATCATCATTGTACCTTCTGGTGTATCTAGTATTCTATAGTACACATTATCGCAATCTATCCAACCCTCGGATACTATAGGAATCAAGCGTTCCCTATACAAGAATTGCTTATTCTTTAACTTATCGTACTGATAAGGCTCAAGGTTGAATGCCTTTACCTGAACCCCACGCTTGTGCAGAGTTGAACAAGTCATCATCATTGTTTTCCAGTTCATAATCTAAATTCCCATTGTTTTTCGTTAATAGAAAGTAAATCGTCAAATTTACCATTCTCACTGTATCTTCCTGTGGCCCTATCAAAATTGTATTGAATCGAACCCAATTGCCCCCTAAAGTGGTGCTTAATTTTCTGTATGAATACTTCTACTGGATCATTAACCCCATCCACAAATGTTCTATGCACAATGATACCCACATCAGGTACGTTATAGAAGTGTGATGATTGGGCAATATCGTACATCCGAGGTACATTGTACTGACCCCCGGTCTTGTCTTGCTTTCTTGGGTGTGCGACCAAGGTTACATTTATATCGTGGTGTACGGCAAACTTCTTTAACTCTCTCAATAGATCACCTGCCCTATCGTGTGTACTCTCCTCCTTACTTGGGTTATCGATATAATTGAATGGGTCCAAACATAAACAGTCTATGCCGTATCTTTTAATCATACTCTTGGCCGTCTTTAATAAGGCACCTAGAGTAAAGTCTTCCATCTTTTCCGTATTGAAAAAGTAAAAACGTGTTTTGATAATTGCTAGCATTCTACTTAACTCCTCACGATTCATTTGTGTGACTGGTTTACCACTCAATTGTTCAGCTAAACGCATGATTTTCAATGGTGCCATGTTCTCAGGACTAAAGATACCAAACTTCCAATTGTTGATTTGTGACAGGCGAGTATACATATAATCCAACCACGTTGTTTTTCCAAATGTCGGGATTCCTGAAACTACAACTAGCTCTCCACGGTTCCAAGAAAGGTGCTTATCGGTCTCAGGCATATTGACTTTATAGCCTATAGGAAAGCCATTCTCTTGGTAGGATAAAATAGTCTCTAAGAAATCATCAACCACAGCAATTTCC